CGCTCAGGAACCACAACAGGCGGTAATGCACTTTTACCTGTCTTCGTGACTGCCTCGGACAGTAAGGATATTGATATTGAGCATCTTGGGTTGAAGTTGCGGCCGACAGACAGTTGGGCCATTGTTGTCACGAGACTGGGTGGTGGTAATAATGACGGTGATGTCACTGTCGGTTTGAGTTGGCTAGAACGAGTTTAATAATCGAAACCCTAGATGATTACTTAGAAATTATAAATAGAGTATATGGAGAAAATTATGACCGAATTTAATACTACCGATGTTGTTAAATCTGCCCTTGCTGGCAACGCCACCCAAGTAAAGGATGCTGTCCACGGCATTTTAGCAAGTAAAGTTTCCGATGCCCTTGATGTAAAGCGGGCAACAATTGCAGCTTCCTGGTTGCAAGAACCAACCGATGAGGATGAAAATGGCTAAAACATTTATACAAATCAAAGCGGAATTAGCTGAATCCCCTACAAGTCCGACACCCGTAGAGATGAGCCCCGACAATCCAGAAGTCAAAGCGATCAATGCTAAGAAGAAAGGCAAGAAGCTTGCCGATCTAACCAAGCATCCGACTGCTGGTGACGAAGTGTTCAAGGGCAAGGCAACGAGCGCCCGAGCATCGGTTCATGCGGAAGAGGTAGAACTGGACGAGTTATCCAAGAAAACTCTCGGTCGCTATATTTCCCGCGCTGGTGATGATAGAGATCAGAAATCTTCTGATGCTGGTATTCTCACTGGTCGCAATGCTAACAAAGATGAAGCAAAACGTGCCAAAGCCCTGAACAAAAAAGCGGGCAAGAGAGCCAACAATATTGACCGCGCAATCGGGAAACTGGCGAAAGAAGAAGCGGATTTTAGTGAAGCAAAGAAATTCGATCCGAAAGCAGCCGTAGACGATATGACGAAAAGTATCATATCGGACGTATACAAAGACGCATATGGCATCCGTCCTCGTTCCGCATCTTTCTGGAACAAGATCAAAAATATGGGTGATGCCGATCAACTTCTTACACGCCTTTCAAACAATATGGGCGACAATGATCAACATGAAAGAGACTCGGAAGAGAAAGAACGCCGCGTCCAGAAAAAGCGATCATTTGGTCCTAAGATCGGCTCATCCATGGCAGCTGCCATGAAGAAAGCTGGGTTCAAGACGGAAGAATGGCAAACCGATATTCAAGAATCAAAGTCTGTGGAGTTGACAAAGAAAGCCAAAGCTCTCGTAAAAGTATTGAAATCAAAGGGTGTATCTGACAAACAGATTTTCTCCAAGCTAAAGGCTGCGGGAATCGGTGAAGATATCATCCTCAGGGTGATGGAATAAAAAGTGATAAAAAGAGGTACCAATAGTTCTAGATCATTCATGGCTTTGGTATTTAATAAGAATTCGAACGTAACCTAATTTGGGTATTAAGGAATAAAAATGGGAATTATCACAAAAGGAAATAAAGGTGGTTATCTAGTAGCTAAATATACAGCGAATGGATTTTTCAATGTTGAAACTTCTAATGTTGTGGGCGAAACTGTTAATACCATGTCTTTTACCAACATCCTCTGGTCTAGTAATAATTCTGGTGTGTGGAATATTAGTCGTGGCGCCAATGTGGTTGCTACCCTTTCGGGATCAGGTCAATGGGATTTAGCTGGAATCGGAATGGCGTTAGAGACAGGCGGCGAGAATGCGGCTAATGTGGTAGTGACCCTGGAAGGATCAACAGGCACTCTCATTATGAAATTGCATAAACAATCGTCATTTACCACGGAGTATTAATCTTATGCTATTAATGACTGAAATGTCGGAAAATGTTACGACAGGCGAAGAAATTAATGAGACCACAGGCGAAAAGTCTTTGTATATTAAAGGCATTTTCATGCAATCGGAGGTCACAAATAGAAATGGGCGCCGCTATCCAGGCCAGATCCTTGAACGTGAGGTTGGTCGCTATGTGAAAGATAATGTTGAAAAAAACAGAGCTTGGGGCGAACTGGGCCATCCAGCAGGACCGACAATTAATCTTGACCGCGCTTCCCATAGAATCACTTCCCTTGTCAAAGAGGGCAACAATTTCATGGGCAAAGCGAAGATATCTAGCACACCGATTGGCGATATCGTCAAAGGCTTGATAAAAGATGGTGGAAATCTTGGCGTATCAAGTAGAGGAATGGGGTCTCTAAAACAAGTTCATGGTGTGAATGAGGTTCAAGGAGATTTTCATCTTGCTACTCCAGCCGATATTGTGGCCGATCCGTCCGCGCCAGATGCCTATGTTGATGGTATCATGGAGGGTAAAGAATGGGTATGGGACAACGGAATTATCCGTGAAGTTACAGTTTCCGCACACCAAGATATTGTTAAGAAAGCGTCAAGATCGGAACTTGAAGGAGCCAAGTTGGCAGTATTTCAAGACTTCCTCTCAAGACTTTAAAATTATAAATACTGTTGAAGATTTACAAAGGAGACTGTAATATGTCTAAAAAAGAAGATCAATTGGACGAGTTCAAGGCCGATCATTCTGGCTCAGCCGTAGTACCCGGATCAGAGATTTCTGGTGCTGCCGATAAAAATGCAGAAGATCCAAAGGCCGATGGCAAGAAGAAAAAGGGTGCTCACCCTAAGCCCACAATCACCGCGAAGGACGCCAGTGTAAAAGCTGAGGAAACAGAGTCCGACGATGAAGTTGTGGTGGAAGCGGATGAGGACGTTGAATATACCAAAGCGGATATGATCAATGCCGTTCTTGATTCGATGAAAGACAAATCCAAGCTAGAGCTTGAAAGCATGTTCGGCGGCGTTATGGATTCGCTAAATGAAGCGGATGATGACGACGATGAGGATGACGATGAGGACGACGAGGACGACGATAAGAAGTCCAAGAAGAAAGGTAATCCTTTCGCAAAAGTCACCAAAGAAGACGTAGACCTGGGCGACGATGTTGCCGCTATGTTTGGTGATGAGGATTTGTCCGAAGAATTCAAGCAAAACGCCACGATGATTTTTGAGGCAGCCGTTGTCGCTAAGATCAACGAGAATCTGGAAATTCTTTCTGATCAGAATAGCGAAGAGCTTACGGAAGCCACCGATACAATGGTAGCTGAAATCTCCCAGAAGGTTGACAACTACCTAGAGTATGTTGTCGAAGAATGGGTTGAGGAAAATGAAGTCGCCATCGATTCAGGCATCCGTAATGAACTAGCCGAGTCTGTTGTTTCTGACCTAAGAAACCTTCTGGCTGACCATTTCATTGATATTCCTGAGGAAAAAGCCGACATTGTTGAAGAGCTTGGACTACGAGTACAGGATCTTGAATCACAACTGGACGAAGCAATTAATTCTTCTATCGATTTGAAGAATGATAATGTTTCTCACCAGAAGGGCGGAATCCTCGCCGATGTGACAGAGGGTCTTGTTGACACTCAGGTCGAGAAATTGAGATCACTTGCCGAAGGCGTTGATTTCGAGGACGAAGATGATTACCGCGCACGATTGACTACCATGAAGGAAAGCTATTTCCCAACTGATGGAAAATCCGTGAGTTTAACCGAAGAAATTAGTGACGAAGCGATTGACGATGGTAGCGAAAATGAGCAACATATTGATCCAGCAATGGCGCCTTATGTGAATGCTATTTCCAAGACTACAAAACGCTAATTTTATAAATAAGAGTATAATATATCCAAAGGAGAACAAAATATGTTGCTCAATGAAGAACTACAAAAGAAGTGGCAGCCCGTCTTGGAGCATGAGAGTCTACCAGAGATTACTGATCCTCACAAACGTGCCGTCGTAACCACTCTGCTAGAAAACCAAGAACGTGACGCCCGCGAACAAGCTGGTGGTTCTGGCGGTTATGTAGGGCAGACTTCGCTACTTGAGGCAGCCCCGACTAATAACATGGGCGCATCCTCTTCCACGGCTTCCGCAGGCGCTATCGATATTTTCGATCCCGTCCTGATTTCGCTTTTGCGTCGTGCCGCTCCTAACCTGATGGCGTTCGATCTGATGGGTGTGCAGCCAATGACTGGTCCGACTGGACTGATCTTTGCCATGCGTAGCCGCTATTCGACTCAAACTGGTACGGAAGCTTTGCATAGTGAAGCTAACACCACGTTTTCTGCCGCCGCCGCTGGTAATACAGCTATGGCAGCTGCCGCTAACAACCAAACTGGTTCGACACCTACTGGTCAGTCTAACTCCGCTTACACCGCCGCTACCGCAATGTCAACAGCATTGGCTGAGCGCCTTGGTGAAGCTACGTCCCATGACTTCCCAGAGATGGCATTCTCAATCGAGAAAATCACCGTTACTGCT